CATCGCTTTTAGACAGGAGTATCTAGCCGAGTTTGTTGATGCAGCTGGAGCAAGAATCAAGCGTGAATGGTTGCGCTACGGTGACTGCCCAGAAGGCTTGCCCACCTACATCGGTGTTGACCTTGCTATCAGTACCAAGAGTGAAGCAGACTACACCGGCGTTGTGGTTATCAGTAGGTCAGAAGACGGCACAATCTACGTTAGAGACGTAAACCGCACCCGTGCAGACTTTGCTTCCGTGCTACGCTTCATCGAAGCCATGGCGGATAAGTGGAAGCCTAGCATGATCGGTATAGAACAAGTGCAGTATCAAGCGGCTGTAGTGCAGGAGCTTCTACGGCGTACCAAACTGCCCATCCGTGGCATCCGCCCAGACCGTGACAAGGTGACCCGCTTTGCGCCTCTGGAAGCCCGCTACGAGCAGTCTCAGGTCATGCATTGTCAAGGGCTCCCGGCGTACTTTGAGGATGAACTACTATCCTTCCCGGTTGGTCGGCATGATGACGTCGTGGATGCTCTGGCTTATGCTTGGCAGGTATGCGGATCTAAGCGTGGCTGGGGTGCGGTCTAGTCCTGTGGGATACTGTGGATATGGGTATCTTTGACCGTTTCCTAGGACGTAAAGCAGCTGCGAACCCTACCGCAATGCTCCCGCTCCCATTATCCCAGTCTCGTGATGTCTACCTAACCGGCTACGGTAGTGGTCAGTTACAGACATTACTGCGCCGAGCGTTACCGGGTAGCACCAAAGACTGGGCAAGGATAGCAGGAGACTTAGGGCTAAACGGTGTCGTGGCTTCCGCCATGGACTGGTACATCCGGAACTGGGCACAGGCTACGCCAGAGGTCATGCGTAAGGTTGATATGCAACAAGCAGAGCCTATCGAGCATCCAGCCCTTCAGCTCATCGCACAACCTGATCCGCTGGTTATGGGCTCTCTGTTCTGGGCATGGGTTGTGCAGGACTACAAACTATTCGGCAACACCTACATTAGAAAGATACGCTCATCCACTCGTGGTACGGTTACCGCTCTCCAGTTCCTTCCGCAGGACATGGTACGCCCAGTAGGCAACGGTACAAACCCACTAACTCACTACGTTTACACGACTGATGGACGTTCTTTTGACATCCCTGTATCTGACATCATTCACATCCGGTACGGCAGGGAGCCTAGCGATATCCGCCTTGGACGTTCTCCGGTTACCGCTGTACTTCGTGAGATTGCAACCGATAACACTGCAAGCACGACAGCCTGGGGATTACTTGCTAATGGCGCTATGCCATCGCTTATTGTTGGACCAGATGCAAAGGACGCAAGCGTAGACCTCAGCATGGATGATGCACGGCAGGTGAAGCGACAACTACACGAAGACCTAAGCGGTGATGGTTCCGGTGGCATCGTTGTCATGACTGGACCCTACAAGATGGATCGTGTTTCTCTTACACCTTCCGAACTTGCTCTGGATTCCGTGAGACGTGTACCTGAAGAGCGTATCTGCTCTGCCCTTGGTATCAACCCTATGGTCTTGGGTCTTGGCTCTGGTCTTGAGCGTAGCACCTATGCAAATTATGAGCGAGCGCAACAGGCTGCATGGGAAGACGGCATGGTGCCTCTACTGCGTACCATCTCTGACGCTTTGACGGCTGACCTTTTGCCAGAGTATCCAGAGACGCAGGAAGGCGATTACATCGTCTTTAACGTTGACAATGTTAGGGCACTGGCTGATGACCTAGCAGCTGAAGCAGACAGAGCAGAGAAACTCTACAAGGCTGGAATCATTGACCGTGCGGAAGCAAAGCGCATTGCTGGTCTTGAAGCCATACCGGAAGATGAAGGCGTACTGCATCCAACGGCAATCCCTGTTCAAATCGGTGAGACACAAGCAACCATGCAGGAACAGCCAGCGGTACGCTCACTAAAGTACATCCCTAACAATGGCATGGTCGAAGCAGCACGACGTGCTTTGCGCTGGAAGGATGAAGGAATGGATGGTGGGACTCGTGTAGGTCTTGCCCGTGCTAACCAAATCGTGAACGGCGAGAAACTCAGCGAAGACACCATCTTGCGGATGTATTCTTTTTTCTCACGGCATGAAGTAGACAAGGAAGCCGAAGGCTTCAACGCCGGTGAAGATGGCTTCCCTAGTCCCGGTCGTGTAGCGTGGGACTTATGGGGCGGTGATGCTGGGTTCAGTTGGGCAACCGCAAAGCGTGATCAGATCATGGGCGAAGGCAAGAGCCTTGAATGTTGCACCCCGGGGGTGGTGTACAAGAGCCACCCTTTTTACGGGTACGAGCTGGAGATCAGCTCAAACGAGTAAACGATGGAACCGCTCGGATCTATGAAGCTTCCCAGAAGTTCAGGAATGACCTGCTGGAGCGTGAAGGCGTAGCCATCAGCCGTATGCAACGTGCATACAAGGCAGCCACCAAAGCAAGCATCGATGAGCTTGAAGCACTAGAGGGACGTATCGCAGAGCGTGAAGCCAACGGGGAACCGCCAAGCGAAACCATCCTATGGATGAGACAGCGCATCATAGACAACATCGAAGAGTTAGGACGTAACCTCAAAAAGTTTTCAATCGAGGGGGCACAGATAACCGCCGATGGACAACTTGAATCGGCAATCCTTGCGAATGAGGCAAGCGTCAGCATGGTTGAAACGGCGGCTGGTCGTAAACCGGCTGGAGCAACACTCGGCTACACATGGACAGCACTCCCCGACGAAAGCCTCCAAGCCTTTGTCGGTTTTTCGGGTGATGGAAGCCCTCTGGATCAGTTATTTGCAACAATCCCGCAGGTAACCACAGACGCTATGCAGATGGCTTTGGTGCAGGGTATCTCGCTCGGTGAAGGTCCACGAACAGTTGCACGGCGCGTACGGAAAGCAGCTGATATTGGCAGAAGCCGTGCAGAAACAATAGCCCGCACTGAGATGATACGAAGCGCCCGTGAAGCGCAACGGCAACTCTACACCCAGAACCCAGCGGTGCAAGGTTACCGACGGCAAGCCACACAAGATAGTCGTGTATGTTTAGCCTGTCTGGCTTTGTCCGGCACTCTACACAAGACCGATGAAATCATGCCTAGCCATCCGAACTGCCGGTGTGTCATGATTCCTGAAACGCTCTCGTGGGCAGAGATTACCGGGGATTCGTCTATCCCTGATACACGCCCAGCGGTAGCAACGCCTGATCGTATTCTTGCTGGTCTTTCAGAAGCAGACAAGTTGGCTATCATGGGACCGACACGCTATCAGATGTACATGGATGGCAAACCGCTTGATAGTTTTGTGCAGGTGGAGGACAACCAAGACTGGGGACCTACAACCCGTGTAGTGCCACTACGTAGCCTCATATAGGGTGTGTGGGATACTTAGCACATGGACCTGCTAACCGTCTACAGTGATGCTATTAAGTCAGACCGCCTTGGAAGCGTCAAAGGCTACCTTGTGCGCTTTGGCTCTCCTGATGCAACCGACCTAGAGGGTGATTACTTCACACCTCAGACAGACTTTGGATTCCCCATCAAAGCCGGTCAGCGTGTCCCACTGAATGTGTATTATCACCACGGCATGGATAAATTTGTAGGCAAGAAGTCTATCGGTACTGGCTACGTCAAGATGGACGAAACCGGGCTTTGGTACGAAGCGCAGTTAGATATGGCTGATGAATACGGAAGCATGATTGCAAAGCTTTGCAAGCAAGGCAAGATGGGCTACTCGTCTGGTGCTGCTGGTCATATGGTAGAGCGCAAGAGCGTAGGCAAGGCAAGCGAGATTACCCGCTGGTGTATCGCTGAGGCAAGCATCACGCCTACACCTGCCGAGTACCGTAACAGTGTCAAGAGTTTGGAGGACATGTACAGCATGGAGCCGATGATGGAAGAAGAAGAGATGGTTATGGCTCCTATGCCTGAGCAATCCCCGGAAGAATACGCTGTGTCGGTCTTTGATGAGTCCGAGAGCGAGATGGTACACGAAGGGCTGGAAGCCTACTACGATGCGCTCTGCGGGGCTATCGAGATGGTAACCGATCAGAGCATGGCAGATGCCATCATTGATGAGTTTGCAAAACGTGCTAAGGCTTTGTTCGCCATGCACGGTGTCAAAAGCGTACAACCTGCATCTTTGCGGGGTGTCGAACGTCGGCTGCGGGATGCAGTCGGTCTTAGCCGGTCAAGCGCAAAGCGCCTTGCCCCTGTTGTCTGGGATTCACTGCGGGACGCAGACCAGCCAGAGACGCAACCGGATCTCGTAGTCGAGGCGAAAGCCACTGATGTAAACGAGCGAGCTGAACTGCTTGCCCGTTTGGAGTTGCTAACACAACTATGAATATCGAACAACTACAAGCCAAGCGTGAAGGTTTTCTCGCTTCCGCTCGTGAACTCGCAGCTGGTGATGGAGACCTTGCACAGGTCAAGTCCCTGATGGCTGAGGCAAAGAATATCGAAGAGCGCATTGAGACAATCAAGTCTCTCGGCGTTACTGCTCCTGTTGCTTCTGCTCCTGTAGAAGACAAGCCATGGAAGTCCGGTGGCGTATCAAAGCGCATCACAGATCTTCTCCCCGGTGATACTGCTGAAGAGCGTAACTACAAGGCATATGCTTGGGGTCAGTGGGCTCGTTCCATTATGGGCAACCGCAAGGCTACCGATTGGGTCAAGAACCACATCAAGGCAAACGAAGGCACAGACAGTGCTGGTGGTTACACCGTTCCAGATCCATTGTCCAGCGACCTTATTTACCTTCGTGAGCAATTTGGTATTGCACGTCAAAACTGCCGCATCTACCCGATGTCCAGCGATACGCTCCGTGTACCAAACGCTACTGCATCCACAACTGTCTACTATCCGGGTGAGAATACGGCAATCACATTGTCGGATATGACCTTTGCTCAGGTTAGCTTGACAGCCAAGAAGGCAGCAGTCCTTACGCAGGTTTCCAAGGAACTCGCAGAAGACAGCATCATCGACTTTGGTGCATCCCTTGCCCGTGACATGGCTTATGTCTTGGCTAAGGAAGAAGACCGTGTTGTGTTCAACAATGCGACAGATGCAACCACATCCATTGATGGTTGTCTCTGGGCTGTTTACAATGCCAACGCAACGAAGGCTAACATCGCTTCCTTGGTTCAGTTCACGACCGGACAAACAATCACGTATGCTCCAACTCTGACCAACCTTTCAACGATGGTAGGACGCTTGCCAACCTACGCAGCTAACGCCAAGTGGTATATGCACAAGGAGATCTGGTACAACGCCATCGCTCCTCTGCTCAACGCACTCAGCGGAAACGCTATCCTTGACCTCCAGCAGGCTTTTGGCGCACAGCCTAAGCTATTTGGTTATGATGTTGTATTCGTTCAGAATATGCAGAAGACCCTTGCAGCTTCTACGCCTTACATCCTGCTTGGTGATCTTTCGGTTGGTACTGCATTCGGTGACCGTCGCTCGGTTACGATTGAAGTATCCGATCAGCAGTACTTCAAGGAAGATGCACTTGCATTCAAGGCTACTGAGCGTTATGCCTTCTCCGCATTTGACATCGGAAACGTTTCCGGTACAGCATCTGCACGAGTCCCAGGCTCGCTCATCGTTGGTGCATCGTCTGCTACATAATCCTAGCAGACTCGCTACAAAGCCCTCGGCATC